AAAAATATTATCCATTATTAAATTTGTATTATTAGCATATGAACCCTCAAATTGTATTGATTGAGAATCTGCACCTCTAATATTAATAACAGATGAATCGAGTTGAACTACGTCATTTTTTTTTCAAATTTAATTCGGGTATAATACACGTATAATTGGATTTATTATCGGCGTCTTCACCTTCACTCTGAACACGTACCGAGTTAATCCGAGATAACTCCAAAATAAATTGTTTTGTTGCCATAACTTATATATATAATAAAAGAACATAATTTTTATTATATATATTCTAAAAAAAATAAGATTGATAGAGTGATCCCTGTGAAGGGTTAAAATGATACTTATCAAAAAAATATAAAAAAATGGGAGGAGGATTAATTTTTAAAAAAACTATAATTTACCCATCACAGACATCACTCTATATTATTATTATATATTTTATTTTTCAATTTTAACTCACTTAATTTAAGAATAATTTGAAACAAAGTCACCATTATGGATCGAACCTAATCTACTCAAACATACAAATAATTTAACACTCATATCGGATTGGTCATCTGCGACAAATTTCTTTTTATAAGTAAATTGCACAGGTGCGTCAGACACTAATACACCATTTGCACCATTATTTACACGTTGGTGTGAAAAATTAACACCGATAAATTGTTGTGATGCCATTAATGCACGTTGGGCAACGGTATCCAAAACAACATCACTTGATATAAGTTCATTTTCTTTTGTTTGATTAGTTGTTGCATCTCCTAATGCTCCAGTTGTTCGAGAACCGATTGCGGTCATCAATGGATAGCAGTTTCGAGGCATAATTCCGAACACATCTTCAACCTCTCTTGGATAATTATTATTTTGTAAAGGTGAATTATAATAATTAATATTATTAATATTAAATTGTATGGATTCAGATTGAGATCCACCAAAATCAGGTGCGGTACAATATACTCCACCAATTTTTTGTGCTTCGTTATTTGTTCCATTTGTTTGTTGTCCCTTGTGGATTAATACATGTTTGATCCTACTTTGTGAAAATCCCAAAGTATTTTCAAAAGTTTTATCTAATTCATCACTACCTGTTAAACCTGTTGTACCTGCGAGTGATAATTCTACACAGGCATAATCTGCATACGGCACAACCAATCCCGTGGATGTTTTTGTTATTGCGTGTAATCTATTCATTGTATCTTGGTCATAATATAAATGATCCGATACAAAAACACAATTTGCCGTGTCAACGGCGACTGTACCCCGATTATTATTTACACCATCTGTTGCGATTGCGACTTCTGTATTATCTGCGAGTTCTATAAATAACTCAACTCGTTTCATACAAAATAATGGGAGTGATAATTCGAAAAATTCAGGAAACATCTGTTTAAGTGAAATACTATACTCAGGATAATTACCTTGGTCACCACTTGCGTTTGTTTGTGGACATCTGTGTCTTTCAGGTCTTAAACCTTGATCCGCACCATCTTTTATTAATGTATCAATTTCAAATTTACCAGTTATTGCAGGGAGTGTTTGATTATTGTATCTCCATGAACTCCATGATCCATTAACAAATTGTCCGACCCGTTTTCTTCGATCTTGGTCTTGATATGCGTTTCTCATCGCCATTAAAAAATTTGCCCTTTGAGTTTGGCATATTTGATTTCCATCACACGATAAAGTGCAATTTTTAATGAGTCCGAAAACTCCTCCATACATAGATAAGGCAGTGGTTGCATTACTTGCAGAAATTGGGAGTATAACTCTTGAACCATGTTGTAATAAACCTTTTGCAGGTATTTCAAATCGGATATAATTTTGAGATGCAGTGGATGGTTCTAAAACCTCAGATACTAATCTGACAGATTTTTCACTTCCTCTTGATTGGAGTAATTGTAAAACTTCGTCGCTTTGATCGTTCATTATATTTATAATATATATAAATATAATATTATTTTTTTTTAAAATTAAAATTTTAATTAAATTTAAAAAAACAAAAAAACTATAACTTTAATTTAATCTAATTGTTGTACCGATTGTCCCCTTTTTTGAACTGCAAGTCCAGCATTTGCAAGTGCATAAGTATATACACTATTTGCCTCGCTTGTTGTCAATTCAGATTCAATTCTTAATCCATATGGTGATCTTTCAAATTCTGCACCAAATCCCACACTCAATTGGTCATAAGACACACCAAGGATATATAAATCCCTGTCATCAGGTAAGTCAACATCGCCCACAATACGACCTTTAAATGTTCTTGCTCCTACATTTTGAGTTTCAGGACTTTGAAGACAATTCTCTATATTATCAAATGGTTGCATTGCATTTAATCCATTTCTTCCTAATAGTGCAGGATATACGGAGTTTGTTGTTGCGATTCTTTCTGATACATTAAATTTATTATTATATCTGACGTTATTTCTGCGGTGACTATATTCTTTTACTGCTTGATTATCACCTGCATTATTTTGAATTTGATTAGTTTCAAAACTATTTGTCGCACTATTATTTACAGAGGATGATTTAATAAATGTTGCGTGGACGTTTCTAACCGAATTCAAGTTCAAATTTAAGGAGGTTGTCGAATCACTGCTTTGAAGGATTGATAAGAAGTTTCTATATAGAGGATATTGAAATTGTTCGTTAGATGGTGGCATAGGTGAGGATAATACTAACCAATTCCAAGTGAGCGAGACGTTTTTTAGGCGGTAATAGCAGTCACCACTTGAAGTCCCGTATAAAAATAGGTTATCAGGTGCGAGAGTAATATCGATAATTAACCCATTTCCCATATCTGCGAGGTTTATAGGTTTATCTTGAAATATACCTGCCCTTAATTTCAAAGAACAAGGCATATCGCCATTTACTAATAAACCCTCCGAGTCTGATTTTGCGAGTGCAAGTTCTTCAACACTAACATTTGATTTATAATCCATAAATGATTTTGTGGCGGGGATTGCACCACATAAGAGACGATTATAATTTCTTATTTCTGAAATTACTGCATTTTCTCCGTTAGTGACTCGTAATGTATGGATACATCCATTTGCACCCGTTCTATCATCGATTAAACATTGTCTTGCACCTGTGCCGTATGTATCTTGATTATTTACATAAGTATCACCTCCATTTGTGTCAATAACTTGTAATAAAAAGTTTAATCTTAAACTATCTACATCGATTAAACGGTCATTTACACTTCCTAAATTAAAGGTGATATTATTTGCACCATAACGAAATGAATATCCCTCCGATCTTGTATTAATGGGAAATTGTTCTGCTTTTTGAATTGAAACTACACGAATTTTTGAAGACATAAGTATATTATATATATAACTATAATATATTTATTTTTAAAAAATATAAATTTTTTTATAATATATAGAAAATTTATTCAACAACCATTTTTGAATTTTGTTTTACTACTAATGTTTTATAATGATGCACGAAATTATGTAATAGTAAAGCACGACTCTGTGCTTCAAAATTCAAATTCAATCGTGTTTCACCTGTTGATGCATTCATGTTAAAAGTGTGTGGTTTTGGTGCAAGACATTGTCCAAGAACCAAGCATCCATCGAGATCGCTTAAATCTCTTACAGATTTTGATGCACAATGCATTGAATCAACCAGTTGCTTTATATGAATTGAATTCCATCCACCTGTTTCTGTTCTATTATTATTATATTTATTTAATTTAACTGCTCTCGTAGGAACTAATAAATTGTTGATCACCATTTGATAATCTGACGGTTTTGTGTTAGAATCAACAGGAGGACAAAGGTTATCTTTTCTTGGATCTGATGCTTCTTCAATATTTTCATATAATGAAAATAAGGAGGTCGCTCTTGTATAAGATGCAGGTATATATGATGATGTTCTTAATGCGTTTCTTCCTAAATTAACACTAAATGAACCGAAACTCTCGTAATTATACATCATACCTTGTTTAGAACCTACTTGACTCGCCATTGCTTTAAGTTGTTTTTCATTAGGTTGAACCACACCGCAGATAAGTTCGACATTCGAAAAATTTACGTCAGGTTTCCCATAGTTGGATGCGTATTTAACATATACGTATGGATTACCAATTGCATTTGTTGAGAAATCAGTTGATTCAATAGTCACCTCAACCTTACCACCTGATAATGCAACTTTTGCGACTTCTACTTCAACGGGGTTTGTTGTACCAATAACAATTTTTTGTCCGTTAAAAATAGGTGTATAACACGCCTGTCTGTCTTGTGTTGCGGTTGCGGTTAATACATTTGCATTTGCATTATTTGCATCAAATAACGTAATACTTGTCACTGCATTACTATTATATGCGGGTGTGATTGTTTCAACATAATAAGGTGCATCCTGTGAGTATCCTAATACGTTAGATTGTAAATCTTTATTTGCTCTGAAATTAACACCATTTGCATCCATAACTCGCTCACCTTGAAATTGAACCATTTTCCACACATCGTCCTCGAGTAAAATTTCAACAATTAATCCACCCAATGCAGATACAGGGATTGGTTCTTTATTCTTACCACTTAAAAGTCCACTACAATTAAAATTGACTAAACATTCAATTTCTCTATTTTCTTGGGTTTTTGAATCATCATCTTGTACCCTTCTTGTTAAAGTATTTTCTTCGGTGATATTGTGAATATCTGCACCACCATAAAGGCGTTTTAAATTATTCATTGTTTGATTCTGTTCTGTGTTCGCCATTGCTCTGCATAAGACATTATACGATGTTAATTGTTCGCATACGACTTCATCCAAAGTTTTTATCGTTAATTCTTTGATAATCGATTCGCATCCTATCTTTTCATTAAACATATAAGGGTATAAATGTCCAATGTCTGCCATATCACCAACTGAATATCCAGTTTGAACTCCCTTTCCGCCAACGTTGACGTTAAAGCGTAAAAAACAATTACCAGCATCTAACATTGGTACAGATGTACCATCGATTTTAAATTGTAATCTTTCACCCTGTTTATATGTGGTGTTTCTGCGTTCAGGTATTCTTACATTTGTTGTTGCCATATTTTTTTATATAATATACAAATATATTTTTTTTCTATATTATTTTTAAATTAAAAAATATATATAAAAATAAAAAATTCTATAACTTTTTATTTTTTATTAAAATTTTCAAAATCTTAATTATCCAATTTGTTGTCCGAATCATGTTTTTAAAATACTAATATTTTTTTATAAAAATCCTGCCACAGATGATTGGATTCCTGATGCGACTCTTCCTTGATAATTTGGTGGGTTTGCAAGTGCAGTTTTTTCATCTGCTTCTGCTCCTTGTTCGTCTTTTTCTTCATC